GGTAATGTTGTTAGTATTTTGACTCATAAAATTATGTCTAAAAGTAAAACTAAAAAAGGGTATTTTTTTACAACATTGTCAAGGAATAAAAAAAAAGTAATTGTTGGAAATCATAGATTAGTAGCTTTGGCTTTTATCCCAAATCCAGAAAACAAGCCTCAAGTAGACCATATTAATGGTATTAAAACTGATAATAATTCATCTAATTTACGATGGGCGACGAATTCAGAAAATCATATGAACTTGGGTTTATTAAAATCCAACACATCAGGCGTTCGTGGAGTTCATAGAAAAAGAAATAAATGGCACGCCTCAATTGAATTCAATAATAAAAAGTATAGTTTAGGCTCTTACAACACAATTGAAGAAGCAGCAGAAGCAAGAAGTAAAAAGGCAAGTGAGTTGTATGGAACATTTATGCACCATATTGAAAATATTAAAACAGAAATTCAATTATTAGAAGTTGCTGTCAATAACATTTAATTAGGATATTTAATTTTTATAATATATAAATATTACAAAAATATTTCAAATAAATATAACTATTTTTCAAGACGGTTTAACAGACGACCAGCAGTAAAACCAGATCCGGATCTTTGTTGTTTATATGTGTCGTGCATACCTTTTACGTGTTTCATCTGAGGTTTTATGAAATTGTAACCCTTCTTTAGACCACTTAACATAGAATGCCAGCCACTACCGTATAATCCACCAGACATAGAGACGGGTTTTTGTTCTGATGCTGTAATAACATCTTTCTTGGATAGAATACCAACATATACAGATGTCGATGATAATTCACTAATAATATATCCAGAATACATAAACATAATTACAAGTTCATAATTGGCAGCAGTTAGACCTCCTGTGTTATCACCTGCAGTAACATTCATTTGAAAAGCAAATGAACCAACAGATCCAGGTGCATACCAAGATTCAGATATATTAATATGTTTTCCGAATTGTAATAGACCAACAGACCCACAAGTACTTACTGGTACACCATTAACATTGGCTTTTCCTACGAATTCAGGATATGTTTGATTTGATCCAGCTTCAACAGCCATTTGCCATAAACCGAATGGCTTTTGATTTGACAGAATACCTTGTGTATTACAAAATGTAATATTTACTCCAGTGATTGGTAAAAAACTATCAGTATCTTTAGGTGTTGTAACTGTTAGTTTTTTTCTGATACAGAAAGCAATTCTATCAGGGATTTGATGGAGATTTAGTGTATTTGATGTTGCAGTTACAGTTGTTCCAGATAGATTTATACCAGAGGATTTTTGTATAAAGTTTTCTGTATATGGCACAATATTACGAGCAGGTAAAGCAAATGCAGAACCGACAGGAGGACTAATGAGAGTAAAATGTAAATATGTGTTTGCTTGATCTACATTAGTAATAGTTGATGAAGTAAAACCTGCGGGACAATTTACACCATCAGCACGAACAGCACCGATGTTAGAAGATGCAAAGTTAAAGTTGAAACCGAGTGTTTGAACTCCATAAATACCTTGTTCGTTTTGTGATTTATGCCCGAGAAGGAATGGAGATAATAATAGGGGTTCAACTAATAGCGCAGAGACTGTTACAGTTCTTGAATCAGTGCCGTTACCATTACCAGCTATATCTGGCGTCAGAGTAACATTGTATAAACCACGTGGAGGAATACCATTTGTGCTCCATGTTAATGCATCAGACAACACATTTAATGGACTAGTTACAGCAACAGAATTATAATTTAATAAATAATCTTGACGGGATGCACAAATAGAAGACACTTGTTCTAAAGTATCTTTAGGTATCATGTGCATAAGCATAGCCAGACAATCTTGCATATTGACGTTAATTGATGCATTGTTAATTGTCACTACAGCAGATGAACAACATTGATGGAATGGAAAAGGTGCAAGAGCTATATTAGTACCTTTTGTTCCTAATAGTTGGGTTGTATTGGCAGCAATACCTGATATTGAAAACGTCATGGGAATTTCAATTAACACGTGTCTATCTACAACAGTTGAAAGTGTAGGCACATTTAATTGAAATTGACAACCACTTACTGTTGCCGAAGATGCTTGAACTCTGTGTGCGGTAACATTTGCGCCACCGCGGAAAATACCATAAGGTAATGAATCAGTAACGGCGAGACGGTTATCCACCACATTCACGCCGTAAAATAAGGGTCTGCCCTCTCTTTTTCCGAGTTCGCTTTCATTAACTTCTTTAAAGTTTTCTGTGTTTTCTTGTAAAGACATATTGTTTATATAATATTGTTATATATTATTTTTTTGAATTATGGTTCTATATAAATTAAAATTAACTTATATAATGATTGAAAAATATTTTATTTAATTATGGTAGAAAGATTTTTTAATAAATAATACTTTCATTTGGGCTGAAGAATTTGAATGTAATTTCATTAAATAGAGATTTGAATAGGCATCTTTCCAGAAACAATTTATTTTAATTTGGCTAATTCCTTGTCTACCATTTAAATCTGTTAATCTATAATTAAAAGGTAAATAACTGACTGATGGCAGATATTCTTTACCGTCAATCATCGCAACAGACATATCAGTTATAATATTTTGTGTTGTTGATAATGAATTATTAACCATAGATACATTACTATTAAATGTTTTTGGTTGTGATACAATTGTACCATTAATAGGTAGATTTGGTGTAGTGAATACAATTGATTGAACAGGTGACCATAAACTAACAGAATTGAATTCTTCAAACATATTAAATACACTATATGTGTCTGTTATTTCAAGAGTATTGGTATTATCATCATAGATATTAAACATAAAATTTTTACCATTTAACGCAGAATAACCACATCTTGTATATTCAAAACCACTTAATAAGTTATACATTGACGGATTGGCATATAGATATATTGGATTAGCCAATGCTGTATTATAAGCATTAATATCGGCATTTAATACAAGTGCACCTGAACTACCATCATATATAAAAAATGGAGATTTATTTGTTGGTAAAGTATCAGAACCAGCAACAACAAGATTATTTAATGCAGTAAATGCAGATTGTAATGTAGTATTTAGCATTTTAACTACTGACTTATGATTGTATATAAAATAATATTCAGATTGTAAATTTTGAGTTTCTACACTTGTTGGAACAGCAATAGATATGTCTTGTGGCATATATTCTAAAAATACTTGTACTTCAAAAGTTTTATATTTCATTGTGAAACTATACACAGTCAGATTAACATCATTGTCCTCGTTATTTACTTGAATTAAAGGAATAAATACAGGTAATGAAAGCGTATCAATTTTAAATTTAATTATTGACAAATAATACTGTGATGCATCTTCAACATAATTACTATTTCTTGATTCAGAAAACTCAATGGACACTGGTCGTGCATTTGGATTTGTATTATTATTAGCAATAGAAATATCAACATAGACATGGTCAGGTGATGAATTATGTAACATATCGTAATTAACTACACGAGATAAAAGGCTCATTTTATTATATATCTGATGAAGAAAATAATATAATATACTTATATATATAATTTGATGAAAAAATCAACCCATTTTTTTAATATGGATAATATTGGTAGAAAAATAGCAATAATAAATGGTGGTGAGTATAATGGAAAATATATTTCTGTTTGTGATGCAGAAGAAAATAAGAAAACAAAATTTAAAACTGTTGATCCTTTTTATGATATGGAATTACCTAACACACATTTTTTTGAACCTGTACCATCTGAAGAAAAAGACGAATTCGGTAAAATTCAGAGAACAATTTCTTATTTTTCTGCACCATCTGGATCGGGAAAATCACGACTCACATCAACTTTTTGTAGAAATTACCAAAAACTTTTTCCAAAAAATGAAGTATATTTATTTTCAAAAATTAAAGAAGATAAATCTATAAAAATTCCAAATGTAAAACGATTAGCAATTAATGATGAATTAGTCCACGATCCATTAGAAATTCAAGACTTTTCCAACTCAATGTTAATTTTAGATGACACAGATACAATAACAAACAAAGAATATAAAAATGCATTACAAAAATTAAAAGTTAGTATATTGGAAACAGGTAGACATACTAATGTTTCATTAATAGTAACATCCCACGAAAGCTGTAAGGGCGCAGAGACCAAAAGTATCATATCAGAGGCACATTATGTTGCATTATTTTTGTCATCAGGTCAAAATTATAAATATTTTATGAGCCAGTATTTATCGTTCTCATTAAAAGAAATTGAAAAATTAAAACAATTCAATTCTCGTTGGATCATGTTAATAAAAGGTTATCCGCTTATTATTCTAAGTGAACATTCATTATTATTCAGGTCTGATTTAATGGAAATTTAAAATTTGTATATCATTTTTTATATAATATATATGTAATTATATATTATAATGGAAACTTTATTAAAGGCACAAGAAACCCCTATAAGTGATACATTTATAAGGCATTATTTACCAAATACACAAGTTATAACTTACGAACAATTAGGTAATTATTCAACTATTACAGAATTATTACCAAATAAAAAAGACGCTGTTGTATTGCTATTTCTAACAGCTGAGAATTTCGGACATTTTTGTTGTATTTTACGAAATAGAAATAAAATATTATTTTTTGACTCATACAAATTCAGACCAGACAAGCAGTTGTTATTCATTGATAAACACGAAAGAAAACAGTTAAATCAAGAAATACCACATCTGTCTTATTTATTAAACCAAGCATTAAAAAATGGAATGATGGTTACATTTTCAGAGACACAGTTTCAAAATATAAATGACCCCAATATAGCGACATGTGGACGATATTGTATAGCCATTATACAATATTGGTTTAGAACTATCAACCCGAGTCTTAAAGGCTTTTACAATTACTTTAAAAAACTTCAAGAAAAATATGAACTAACAAACGATTTATTAGTCAGTAAGATTGTGCCTGATTATTAATTTTTTTTCTTTTTGTTTTTTAAAACATATTGTTCATTAGCATTTAATTCAGAATGTGGTTGATTTGTTTGTAATTTATTCATAGAATTACCTTGTTCTATAGGTATATCTGCCATTTTGAATTTTAATGATTTGAATTTAAATGTTCCTCCATTGACATCATATTTTGTTAATTTATTAGTATCCATATACCTTTCAATATCATATTCTAATTCTTTTAATTCTGATGATAATTGTTTTAATTCTGTTTTTTTTTCTAATATTTGTTTTGATAATGCACAATATCTTTGATTAGTAAAATCCATTTAGTATATAATAATTATATAAAATTATTATCAAAAATTAATATATTGCATATAATATATAATATGACAGAAAAACCAAACATTACCAATAACATTGAAGGTTCAGGCTTTTCCGCAATTTTTAAAGGAATTCAGAAGGATTACACTAATTCAAGTAAAAAAATAATAAATGGTCCTCTTGGTAAATTACCAATTAACTCATTAACTATAGTTAGAACACCAATTCAAGCTGTAATAGCTAAAGTATTAAATATTTTGTCGTGGAATAAATACAAATTTGATGATTTATATCACTTAGCAATGATAGCTAAAATAGGAAACAAACAAATTGTTATTGAAAAAAACGAGAGAATAAATATATCAACATCTTATAAAATTTCAGATAAAACAGAATATTTTGATATTAAATTAAATAATTTAATTACATTAGAACAACTTTTAAATAATACATTAACAAAATATGGTAATTCTAAATATTTCTTATATGATGGATTAAATAATAATTGTCAAGATTTTCTTATGATGATTTTAACAGCAAATAATTTAAATAATTCACAAGCAATCACATTTATTAAACAAAACCTAACGCAGTTAAAAAAGAAAATACCAAAATATTTACCTAAAGTCATGAATTTTGTTACAGATGTTGGTGCAAAAACAAGTGAAATATTAGGCGGTTGTGATAATTGTAAAGCAGATACACATAAAGAAAAATTAAAAAAAATAAGAAAAATATTAGATACAGATGATAATTATGGTGGTAAATTATCTTATGACGATGAAATGAAAAAAAAACGAGAAGAGCAATTACAATTTCAAAAAAAAAATAATTTACTTGGTAAAAAATTAAATACTACAGAAAATAAAAACAATGAAGGATTTATGAAACAGCGAAGACAAGACAAAGATTATGCAAAAGCATATCATGAGGCATTGCGTTATTGGTTATCATCAGAATATGGATTTAATCCAAAGAAAACCAACACTGATGATTTTATTAAATATCTTGAGAAAAGATTAGATGCGGGTTTTAATTGGAAAAAAGAACCAGCAACTGAAGAATCAAAATATAATTTTTCTTTCAAGTTTGAACCTATACACGAAAATCCGTGGGAAAGAATAACAGATGTTACTAAAATGGACCAAATTATTGATGGTGCAGCAGACGCAGCAAATTTCTTGCTTGGTAAAAAAATTGTTCCAAGATTATCCAGCACAATAAAAGATGTATATAATTTTGGTGAAAAAGGAATGAACCGTGAAGACAGACAAGCCATTGCAAATGAAGA